GCCGCCGACAGCTCGTCGGCAATTTTGGACGCCGACATCATCATCGGGACATAGAAACATTAGATATAATAGTAAAAATAGGTAAAAACTTTTCAAACACCCGAAAGGGTGTTTTTTTATAGATTAAGTCAGCGAACTATTAAAGCGGAAGTATATTAAGGAATTTGATTCCTTTCCAGTAATTTTATCAATAGCTTTTCTGCATCACTATTACTAAAACCTTTTTGGAAAAAGGCAATTTTATCTACATTTTGATGGAGAGCGGTGGTATATAGACCATACATAAAAAATTTTACATAATATTGTATATTTCACAATAATGGTATACAATAAAGGCAAATATTGTTAAAGTGAGGTGTAATAACATGGATTTAAAAATAGGCGATGTAGTACAATTAAAAAGCGGTGGGCCATTAATGACAATCGAAGACATAGGCAAGTACAATTATAGTGACAAAGATAAAGCTAAGTGTATTTGGTTTGATGGAAAAAAACGATATGAAGATGTATTTGATTTTGAAACATTAGAAAAAGCTGACTAATACATTATTGATTTGAAGTGTAAAAAATTACTTGACATTTAAAACGCCCCTTATTGGGTGTTTTTTGTTACCTACAATTCAAATGTTATATAGAACAAATATAAAATCATAAGTAATAAGGAGATAAAACGAGCATTTTATAGAATTACAAATGCAATATTATATGTTAGCCTTAAATAAGTATCGGTAAATTTGATTTTACAGCAAAAATAATTTATAATATTATACCCTTGACAATTGATTGGATATATGCTATACTGATAATAGAGAGATGGATAACACATCCTATGTGTTAAAATCTCTACTATATTAGTAGGAGGTTACATATGTCGTTGTATTTGTTGGAACAAAAAGATGCTATACTGTACTGGATGAGTATGGGTATATCCGAGGAAGAAGCAGAGGAAAAAGCAGCAGAGTTATTTTCCGATAAAAACAGGGTATTGCTTAAAGACTGCCGTTATCACTATCAGGATGGACAAATTTTTACAACAGAGGAATTTAAAGAACAGCTTGAAGAAGAATACGGAATTGAATTTATTGAAATCGAATTAGGGTAACACAAATTAACCAGTGGGCAAAATACCCGCTGGCAGCGACAAATAAAATATTATAACCTTGAAAACAATAAAATTTATATATCGAAGGAGCTTCCTATTTATAGGAAACTCCTTCATCACGTTAAAAGGAAAACTTATCACTAAATATATTTTTCATGTAATGTTTTCAAAAGCCGTACCCTATGCGGGTTACGGAGAACTTCAAAAACTAAAATCCATTAAAACACAATTGAATAATGCAACGGTAACATATCCGGTTGTATGTGCTGGTACAGTCGGTTTGGGTTTTTGCTGCCAAAAAATAGATAAAAAAGATAGATAGATAAAAATTAAGGAGGACGATATTTTAATGGCTGGAATAGATGCTGCAGTAAAGAATATAACCATTGATGAAAACGAATTGATTATCGAACTTGCTAAAATGAATTGGTTATACAAAACTAAAGTTAAGAATTTGAATAATGAAAATGATGAAAGGGATAGTATTATTGAAAGAATATTATGGGATGCTGATTTTCAGAAATGTTACTGGAAAAAGGTTTATGAGTTTGAGCAATACTATAAAAATAAATATGGGGATCGTGACTTTGAAGGGGTAGTACATAAAGTATTGGTGCAAATACTTAAAGCATTTACTTTTAAAGATAAAAACGGTAACGATAAAAATATAAAAAATCCAAAAGGATGGCTAATAAGTCATTGTTTTAAAAAACGTACATATCAAAAAGGTGCTTTAGTCCAGGATTACGTAGATTCATATTTTAATAGTGTTAAAAACGATATACCAGAACTTAGAGAATTATTACTGTTTGATGCTCAAAAACAAAAGGAATATAATGACCTTGAAGAGCCGGAAGAAATTGAACCTAATTATGAAGATGAAAAATATGAAGTGGAACAGTATGAACCGGAATATTATTTCGCCGAAACAAGTATTGACGATATGAATAGCATTGATGACAAAATTATACTTACAAAATATTCAAGTTCCTATGATTCATTTAGATATAAATATTTTTGGAAAACTAACCAAGAAATAATGTTGAGGTATGAAAAGAGCAGGACAAAAAAGCTTAAAAAATGGAGGATATATAAGAATAAAACACAACACACGATATATCATCAAATACCCAAAAAGTTAAACTTTGATAATATTTTTAATGATATTTTGCCAGATGAATATATCAAGAAAATAATATTAAACAATTTATCTAAACGTCAAGCCTTGATAGTAGGGCTATATTATTATGAAATGAAGAAACCTGAATATATTATAGACATATTGCAGTTTAAAGATTTAACTGCACTAAATAAAGAATTATCCAGAATCAAGAAGAAATTGAAGCTTGTATTACTTAAAGATTATCAGTACATACAAGAGCAATTTCCAGAAACGTACCTTGATTATTGGGTTAGAAAAATTAGGGATAAATTTGAAAAGAAATTGCTGAAAAAATGCGAAAATATGTAAAAATGTGTTTACTATATTATGAGGGGAATATGATAAATGCACAAAAACACCCATTATATAACTACAATGCAATTATAAACGAAAATAAAATTAATGTCAAGATAAATTTTTTGAGAATAATGGCCTTCGTTAATATATAAAAATGCAGCTTTGCTCAATGCAGGGCTGCATTTTTTTATAGATGTCATTTAAAAATTTTTCAAATGTATTACCGCCGGTATCAGCAAGCCAGCGTTAATATATATCTACTGCTTTATATTCTAATGGTGTAGCTTTCAACAGGGCTATACCAGCCATGAAATTTTGAAAAAGCCGCCTGACTTGCAGGTCACACCTGCCGCCTCCGTTTAAAACGCTTCAGGCTGAGTTATAGCGAGGATTCTATAACAAAGGGTATAGTTTAATGCTATACCTTTAATTTTTGCTTTAAATGGCTGTAAAGCCTTTTAAATATAAATCAAGAGCGAAAGGAAGGTCAGATAATGATTAAGTTGGAAAAAGACACTTACACAAAAGATGAAGTTGAAGAACTGATTAAACCTGTGGAGAAAGAAATCAATGACTTAAAAGCAATTGCTGTAGAAGGAAACAAAGCGATTGAGAAGGTCAAAGAGCTAGAAAAAAGTAACTTAAGCAACACTATTAAGTTAGAAATGACCAAAGCCGGACTTGACGAAAGTATATTTGATTTGGTTGATAGTCCTGATGTCAAAACTGCGCAGGCTAAAATTAATAAGCTTGTAGAACTTAAAAAAGCACATAAAATTGATAACAGCTATAAGCCAGAGGACAGAAAAAAGCAAGATAGCGAATATGAAGCAGCAGAAAAGAATGGCGATATAGCCGGAATGCTTAAAACAAAATTTTCAAAATTATTTGAGTAAAATTTTAAGGAGGAATAAAATCTATGATAAAGACAAGTAGTATTTCAAATGAGATTATCGATCTCAATAAGGAGTTAATCCTAGCAGACCCGATTAATTATGTATTTTCATCCCTTTTGTTGAAGCAGGGAACAAAGCCTATATCTAGTATAATCCATACATGGAAAAATGAATCACTTGCAAGCGGAGCAAATCCAACAAGTGCATTAATGCTTGAAGGTGCGGATGTATCTAACTTCCAGGAATCCAGCAGGGTTGATGTTAGCAATATCTGTCAGATCATAAACAAATCTGTTTCAGTGAGTGAATCAGCACAGGCCGTATCACTGGAAGGTATATCAGACTTGTTTGCGCATGAGCTTGCTAACCGTATTTTGGAAGCAAAGCGGGAACTTGAATATTTCCTGATTAACGGAGTTTATACCGAGGAATCAGGCACTACACCCCGTCAAATGAAAGGTTTAGTAAACTGGATCACTGGTAGTTATGCATTAACAGCAGCTACACCAACATTGAATGATTTTACTGCTATGTCAAAATTGATGAGACAGAATGGTACATCTGCTAATGATTTAGTGCTGTTGTGCGACTATAACATGACTGATGTTGTCAACGGACTGTTTGATGACAAACAGCGTTATGTTAATGTAACCAACGAGTTTGGAAATCCGGTTGTTAAACTTAACCTGACATATGGAAGCTGTTATTTATATACGGTTGATAAGATGCCGACAAATACGGCAATACTTGTTAATATGCGTTATTTGCAGCTTGCAGAGCTTAGACCGCTAAAATATTATGACCTTGCTAGAACAGGATCAAGCAGAAAAGGCTTTATTGAGATGGAAAATACCCTGATGTACAAACATCCGGCAGCAGCAGTTAAATTGACAATAGCTTAAAGGAGATAAAATAAATGAGCGATATTACTATTATCTGTAAAGATTGCAAAACAGAGTTTATCTGGACAGAAGCAGAGCAGCAATATTATGCTGAACATAAATTTGTTAGTCCTAAACGCTGTAAAGCTTGCAGGAGTAAGCGAAAAGCTGAAAAAGTTAATCAATAATAACGATAAAAGGGATTGTACCTTAAGGGGTGCAGTCCTTTTTTTTTTAAACATTATCATTTAACTTTTAAAAATAGGGATGGATAAAAGGGAGGTTAGTTATCATGTTCATAACAATTGATGAAAATGACGGTATGTATTTTCAAGTGTGGCGCAAGAAAAACAGAATCAGATTATTTGAAGTAGCTCAATACCTGGGAGTTACATTACAGTATGTAAGCATGTTTGAAAATAATTGTGTTAAATGGGATCAACATTTAATTGGAAAATATAAGCAGTTTATATCAGAATTTGAAAATAGGAAGGGTGTAAAGGGTTGAGACATCAATATAACAACAATAATTACCGCCAACAGCAAAGACAGCCGTTAAGTCCGGAACAAGAATTCGAGTTAAAGTTAAAAAAATTCCTGAAGGTGTCAACCGAAAAACATGCAGATTTAAAAAAAACTATCGACAGAAAAGTAAAAGATAACCGTTATAAATTGAGTATCAAGAGATTTACAGCTACCAGAAAGGCGGGTGAATAGGGTTGAAGGTTAATAAAAGACTATCGCCTTAATCCTTAATTTCATTATGCCAAAAGGTGAAATTAAGGATTAATGGCAGGGGGTTAAGGCGAAGGGTAAAACTTTCGCCTTGAAGTGTTTATGAATAAGACAATTACGGAATACAAGAAAGAGGACATTATACATAGTTTAAAAGTTAGGCAAGACCTTCATAGAATTCATGCTCATAAATATTTTTTTAATTTTAATGTAGAAATCGGTAATTATTTGAAAACATTGTATCCTGATTTAAGACAACGTATAGAAACAGCATTTAAACATAAAAACAATGATTATATCAAAGCCTTGCAACGAAAGCTTGAGAAGGAAGCATTAAAGAAATTTAATGCTTTAATGTGGAGGGACAATATTTTTTATCCAGTCAGTTATCTGGAAATATACTTAGAGGAAAAAGATTTTGTTGAACGTCGGATCAGAGATTTGGAATTTGAAAATTATTATGATAAAGCTTTAAAAGAATTTGAAATGAGGAAAGGTTGACTACCAGCATAGTTAACCTTTTTTGTTATTGTAAACGGAGGTTTAGAAACCATGAAGAATAATAAATACTTTAACTGCTTTTCAATAAATCTGTTACGCCATATAAGGAAGTATGATATACACCCGATCAGGAAGTTAACACATGATGGTACAGGTAAAGACTTTTGGGTTTATATCAGATCAGCTGATTTAGATAAAGCACTTTCAGACTATACAAAACTACAGCAAAAAGTTAGTAAATGAGGGGGTTTGTTAATGCAGCAACAGCAAGAAATACCATTTGATATAGAATTAGATGATTTTCAAGTATTTATTGATAAATATAAAAAAGAAGAAACTGAATTTAATTCAAATGATACCAAAAAGGAAGAAAAGCCGGAACGAGAATTAGACCCGGAATTATCCAGATATTTTGATGAAAAAGGAAACTTCCTTGCTTATAAAATGCGGGAAGATATTATAAACGAAGAAAATATTAGATATTGCTATGAGATGGGTTTTTTGAAGTTTAACGGTAAAGTATGGGAAAAGAAGAACGAGAATAATGTAAAAAATCTGATAGATGCAAAATTAAAGTATTTAGCCGATGATACAAAAGTAAATAAAGTTTTTAAAATGGTTTGTATAGGATCGGACATAGATTATAAATTAATCAATCATAATAGGAATAGGCTGGTATTGCTCAATGGGACTTTAGATTTAACAGATTGGGAAAATCCGATATTTTACGAAAATAAATATTTTAAACAAGATTACTGTACAATTCAACTAAACTGTGATTACAATCCAAAAGCACAATATCCAGTTTTTCAAAAATTTCTTAAAACAACCTTCCAGAAAGATGAACAGATAATAAAAATCATACAGGAAATTATGGGCTATTGCCTTACTACTTCAGTAAAATTTGAAAAGGCTTTTTTGTTTTATGGTGATGGAGCTAACGGAAAAAGTGTTTTAATCAATGTTTTTGAGAAGCTTTTAACAGGTGCTAATACAGCAAGTGTTAGTATGTCGGATTTAGATAAACCTTTCAGTAGAGCGGCACTTTTTAATAAACTTATTAATATCAGTACCGAACAAGAAAATGAAGTCATGGATACCGGATATTTTAAAAAGATTGTCAGCGGGGATGTTATAGATGCACAATTTAAATTTAAAGATACCTTTGAATTCAGGCCATTTACTAAAATGATTTTTGCTATGAATAAACTGCCCATTACAAAAGATAGATCAGGCGGTTTTTTTCGGCGGTTTATAATGATACCTTTTGAAAGAGTTTTTCAGGAGCATGAACAGGACAAACAGTTAAATATTAAACTGCAAAAGGAACTTGACGGAATTCTACAATTTGCATTAGGTGGGCTAAAAAGGTTAGCAAAGAATAACCAATTTACCGAATCCGAAAAGTGTAACGAATTGCTAAAACAATATAAAATCGAGTCTAATCCAATTGAACAGTTTTTTGATGAAATAGTTATTGAAGATAATACGGGAAGTATATCATGTAAAACCTTATACCAAAAATATAAAAATTACTGTGAAAATTACGGAAATATCCCATTAAATAATGTCCATTTCGGAAAAGAGTTGAAACGCAGATATACGAAGGTTGAGCGGGAAAAACAGAAGTCAATTTTCGAAAATCAAGAATGGTTTTATAGAGGTATCAAAACCTTGTAATCTAGTATTGGTGCAGGTTACCCAGTAAACCCAGTAAAAACCTAGTAAATTCCCAGTAAAACCCGCATGGCTGTAAGGTTACCCAGTAAACCCAGTAGATTTTAAAAGTTTTGAAAAAAATCTAAGTTTACATAATGATATATGTTATATATAGAAAATTTTAAAACTTTTCATTTTTACTAGGTTTACTAGGTAATCCGCATGGCTGTAAGGTTTGCACTAGGTTTTTACTAGGAATCTACTGGGTTTACTGGGAAAGTAGTGATAACAAGTGTTTCAAGACTTACAAACAGGAGGTTAATGAAAAATGTTTGATTTTAGTATATTATCAAAGGCTAAAAATGATTTTATCGCTATGCTTAATAGTCCAATTGGTACAGCATGTACAATTAATAATGTTACGCCTGTACAGGCAATATTTGAGCCTATAAAGGACAATAAAAGAAATGTATGGTTTAGTGCTAATGCAATAGTTAAAAAAGGTGATTTATTATCAGACAATAAGTATTATTATTTGGTTGCGGAAACACTGTTTGATTTTCCTTATGCCTTAAAATCAAGTGTATGGATATGTAATGGGCTGTTAACCTTCCAAAGGTATCATGATGTTGTGCTGGATGATTACGGCAACGTAATTCAGGAAGCCGGGTATAGTGATGTTGCAGCTAATGTAAAATGTTATATACAGCGAAATGGTACTTATCAATTTGATTCTGTTTCCGGTGGTATCGGTATAATTCCTAACAATCAAATATTAATTGGGATGCAGTATTTACCAGGTGTCGCTATTGGTGATGTTTTTGATTGGTATGGAGCTTATAAAGTAGTTGATATAGATTACAGTAACTTGAATCCTGATGGTGTTAGCGGGTTACTGGTAATTTTTGCAGAAAAAACAGTTGTCTAGGAGGTTGTATGTCATCTAAATTTAGTAAAAACAGCGTTGATATTAATTATCTACTTGTTGATGTTGAAATTATCTTAAATTCAGGCAAGATACTTAATTTTACTTGTCCTGTTACTGAAATAATGGAATTTGTTGATTGCTTGATAAATAATCCAGCAGTAACCGAAACAAACAGATTATCGGAGTATTTTAAAAATCGATATTACGTCTTCAACGATTACAAAAAAAGTAAAAGTATTATGATAAACCTTGATGAAATTCAGTCATTTACAATCCCATTTTTAGCAAGTGTAAACGAAAAGGAATTTGAATACAGGGAGATCAAAAAAGTATAGAGGTGATGAAATTGACGGTTAAAGAGATTCAAAAAAAGTTTAATATATCAGCTTTTAAAGCGGATTACATTCATTACCTGCTGGAGGAAGATAATCCTTATAGGGCTAAACTTGAAAATATCTGGAGCAGGTATAGATTTAATCAAACTTACAATCCAGATTTTTTTAAACAATGGGAACACAGAGACCCGAATTACAGGAAAGCTATTGCTTATGTTAGGAAAATTAATGCTTTAAGGGCAATAAATAAATCATTAGAAATCAATACCGAGCTTGCCAAAGAAGGAGATATGACAGCTACTAAATTTTTACTATCGGTACTTAAAGAATATAGCAAGCTGGAAAAAGAATTAATAGATTTGGATAATGAAACAGGAATGTTGGATGAACTGGATACGGATGATGAATTAGTAACAGATGAATAAGGGGTGGTGTATTTGAATGTCGATAAATCTGTTATTGAAAAAATAGATAAAATGAATGTATCTGCACAGAAGAAAACACAGTTAAAAAAGGTAGTACAAAGCGAAATACTATTCATAGAGAATTTTATAAAGATAGTCAATGAAGAAATGGACGTTATCAAGTTTAAATTATCCGATTCGCAGAAAGATTTTATTAGAAACAAGAAAAGATATAATGCCGTAGGAAAAGGGAGAAGGCAGGGGTTTACTAGTCTAATGTTGGCTTTATGTTTATATACCATATGTGTAAAGCCATATTCTAAAATTTTAATAGGTACATATAGTCAACAGGCCAGAGATGAATTAATGGACGATCTGAAAAAAATGTACGAATTTTTAAATGAATTAAACCTTCCTTTTGTCCCGCAAGCTAATAAATCAAATGGTACTATCGGAAGCAGGGAACATATAAAATTTGATAATGGGGCTATTATTTCTGCCTATACAATGTCGGGTATGCGTGATGTTGGCAGAGGGCAGAAATACGCTATTATATTTTTAACTGAAGTTGCCTTTTATGAAGGTGATTTTGAAAATCAGCGTGTAGCGTTTGAAAATTCGCTTGCTAAAAGTGAAGATGCTTTTATTGTTATGGAAACAACATCTAAGGGTTATAATCACTGGTATAAACTGTATAGTAAAGCCATGAACAAAGAGCATATATATAAAGGCTTTTTCTATAACTGGACAACCAACAGAAAAATATTTGAGTGGGAAATTAAGTATGCTGTAAAAGAATGGTGGATTATTAATCACAAAAAGCCATTATGTATTGATGATTTAGATATTGAAGAACTGGAATTGCATAATGAATATGGTGTAGACTTTGATTTTTTGACATGGCGGCGGTTTAAGATTGCTTCATTAGGAGAGGCAAAATTTAAACAAGAATTTCCGCTTCATTGGTGGGAAAGTTTTCAGAGTGATGCAGATAATAATGTTTTTGATACGGCAAAGGTACAGGAAAGACAGAATCACATTTCAGAGCCATTAAAGCTAAAAGATATATCGAAAGACCTTCCCGAAATAGCATTAAAAGAGTACGGAAGGTTTTTTTATATGTGGGAGAATGTTAATAAAAATAAAAAGTATTGGTTAGCTGCTGATGTGTCTGCCGGTGGCGGTGGTGACTATTCAGTAATAGAAGTTTTGGATGATGATTTAATTCAAGTAGCTGAATACCGTAATAATAAAATTGCCCCGTATATGTTGGCTGATTTGATTGTTGCACTTGCGAAGTATTTTAATAATGCACTTGTAATTGTTGAAAACAATAATGTTGGTTCTGCTGTACTGGACAGGATTTATTCAGAATTAAAGTATAGAAACCTTTACAAAGAAAAGAAATTCAATGTCAGAGGTAAGAAAGTTACAAAGAATTTAGGCTTTTATACAGGATCAGAAACGAAGCCGATTATTATATCTACCTTCAGGGAGATGTTTGATAATGGTAAAGTGCTTATTAATTCAAATGTATTACTTGAAGAAATGAAAACTTATGTTATAACAAAAAACAATAAAATGACAAGTACAATAAATGCTTATGACGATTGTGTTATGGCTATGGCTTTATGTCTTGAAAACTATCGTAATGGAGTTAGATTAAAAGTAGCTTAATTTTGGGAGGTAATAAGATATGGAAATTAACAAAGAGTTTTTTGATAAAGTCATTATGCAGAATTTTGAAAGGATTAATGCATTACTTGATATTAAAGAATATTTAGATGGAGCACACAAAATTGATTCCAGGGGTTTAATAACTTACAAAGATGAAGAATACCAATACCGAAAGATAAAAATGTTTTATGCGAATAGCATTTTAGACTTTCATTCCAGCTACTTCAAAAAGACAAATTTAATAGGTGCTTCAGATAAATTTGAAGGGATTTACAAAGAATATTATGATCTGGACAAGGAAATATATGATTCACTTTTAACCTATGGGGAAGCCTTTGAATATGTGTTTCATGAAGATGGTAAATACAAAAGTAAGATATTGGATGTAACCGATTGTTACCCGATAATTGACGATTCTAATAATTATGTCGGATTGCTAGAGCATTATACAACAATTGATAATGTTACTGTTTATGTTTTATATCTGCCGGATAAAGTATATAAATTTGAACAGGTTAAAGATGAATTAGTATTGCAGGGTGAATATGGTAGTTTAGGACTACCGATTTTTTATTGTTGGGGTTTAAAAACTGATAAATGGATAGGTTCAGGGTTAACGGATAGAATGATTCCTTTAATTGATGAAATTGAAAGTTTATGCAGTAAATACGATGATGCCATATATCTGAGGGTATTAAATCCGGTTGATATATTAATTGGTGGTGAATTGGATAATCCGGTAAAGACCGATGATTTATTAAAATACATATGGCAGATTGAAGCGGGTGGAGATTATAAATCTACTGCTACAAATTTAGATCATCAAAGTTTTGATAGTGCATTTACAAAGATATTCAATGCTTTGCTGCATACGACATATACGCCGTTTGTTGCTTTTACCAATTCGTCATTAAGTAACCTGTCTGAAGAATCCATATCTATGATATATAGTATTGCTGATAGATTAGCTGAGAAGTTAAGCAGGATAATGAAAGATGGTATTAAAAAGAGAATCGGCATAATACAGCAATATACAGATAACAAGGATTCTATTGATGTCAGCTTTATATTCGATAAACCGAAAAATAAAAGGGATATTTTAACCGATATCAATAGTATGTGGGATAGGGGATTAATTGATTTACAAAGCTATTTGGAATTGAATCCTTATATATCCGATGTTAAGGAAGTCATTAACAGAATAAAGAATAATCCTAAGTTTAAGGTTGAAGATATAATAAAGCTTATAGAATTGGAAATAATTGATAAAGAACAAGGAAAGAAGCTTTTAGGATTGAATAACAGTAATTAGAAGGGATACAAGCATATACCCTATATGGGTATGTAAAATTAAATAGTGATGAGGTTATACTGCAATGGCTGCGCCACTCTTGGAAAATATATACTATATATAGTATTTGTTACACGACAAACAACAATATATAGTACGCTATACAGCACATTTGACCTGTTTCAATAGATATTATGTATGCTGAACTGATTACCTGTACAATACATATAAATGTGAATAACCACCTTTTACGCTTGACTTTTGATTGAATTCAGTTTACAATCAAAATATGAGTGAATAACCACCTATTTCATATAAAATAGGTGGAATAAGTGCGAAAGGTGGTAGTTAAGTATGACTATTAAGAAAATCCCTGAATTTCTAACTAAACAAGAGCAGGAAGCATTAATAAACGTGTTTAATATACGGTATATTACTTCCCATAGAAATAAAACTATGATACAGCTTTTCCTTAAAACAGGATTAAGATTGTCAGAAATGCTAAACCTCAAATGGAAGGACATTAATTTGCTTACTGGACAATTTAAGGTAGTAGAGGGTAAAGGTTCAAAAGACCGTATATTGTGGATTAGTGAAGATACCATAGGGATATTAACACAATGGAAAGCCAGACAGTTTAAAGAGTTGGGAAAAGTAGAATATGTGTTTACTAATAGATACGGCAAACAGTTAGTAGATAGGGATATCAGGGAAATGGTTGTTACATATGCGAAGAAAGCAGGTATAACTAAAGAAATAAGTCCGCATACATTAAGACATACGTTTGCTACTGATTTACTTAGAAAAGCAAAGAACATTCGATTAGTGCAAAAGGCTTTAGGACATGCGGATTTATCAACAACAATGATTTATACTCATATTGTTGATGATGAGCTAGAACAGGCAATGAAGCGGTTGTAAATGGTAACGAATAACATATGACAGGAGTTTACATGGGGGGTATATGCCCCCTTTGTTTTTTGAAATGTCGTACCCAGATACCCAAATTTAGCACTGAAAAATTATTATATGTTTCAGTAAATAGGAAAAATTTATGCAGGATTTTAGAATTATATGAAGAATATTAATAAAATAGAAATATGTTATACTGGAGTGATTAGTTTGAACAAAAATATAGCAACAGTTTTAAGTTTTTTAATATGTGGGTTGGGACAAATATATAAAGGATTTGTTTTAAAAGGTATTGCTTTATTTATGACTTTTGCTTTATTTTGTAGTCTTGGATGGTTAAGTTATAGACAATCGATTAATTATGAATATAAAGCAACAATAGAAGAATTAGAAACTGTAATAAACGATTATTCTATTTCAAATAAAGAATATTCTGATAATGAAATATTAGCAGGAGTAGATAAAGCTGAAGCAGATTTAGTTAAGGCAACCAATGATCTTAGTTCCTTACTTGAAGAAGGTTATAAAAGCAAATCAGCAAATTATCATAAATATATGATACTTCTATTTATAGGAGCTTTATTAGTATGGCTATTTAATATTTATGACGCAAATAAAAGTAATATAAAAATAATGGATAATAAGGAGGATCAAAATCTGTTATGAATGAACATGACTACAAACGTCATAATAAGCGTATAACAATGCAAAATGATCCGGTATGGGTTGAATCCATAAAACAATTAAAAGAAATAGAACTAGACCCTAATATGGGCTATACAGTTTATTATAGAAAAGATAAACAACAAAAGTTAAGACAAATAGACATTACTCAAAAAAAGTATGTTCCTGAAAATATTAGTTTCATATTTGATGATGGATTTACATTACTAGATACTGAAATTGTAAGATTTGAGATATACAATCCTAATGATTATCCTACTGCTGTTTTATTAGATTCTAATGGAAATCCAGTTTCAAAATAATAATCATATGAAAATAATTTTCACTTGATTTAACAACTTCCACGCCGGAAGCTTTTTTCATGCCCAAAATTCAAAAAGGAGGTTTTCAGTTATGACTAATTTAGAACGCCTTAAATATGCCTTGAAAATGATCACTCAGCCAGATGATACCGAATTAACTATGATATTACTTGAAAACGGCTTATCGGCTTCAGCCGAATACACAGAAGAAAATAAAATCAATATCTATAAAACAGCTATTGAAATACTGGAAGATCATAAAACATATTATATTGAAAAGGGATATAAAACCGACATTATTTCATCTGCCAGTCCTAAAGATTACATAGCTGTTATTGATTCAACTATTGAATCATATCAAAATAAAATCAGACGATTCCAGGACGAAAAAACGGAAAAGAAGCGGAATACATTAGTACAGCTTATTTATTAACTCATTTTTATCCATTATTTTTTGCTGGACGTAAATTTATATTACATGTTTAAAATAACGGCTGTATTATTTAAAATAGCATTTTATAAAAATACCGTTAAATGCTTGTAAATCAAGTGTTTGACGGTATTTTTTATGCTTTTTAATATCCTACAATTTTTTAGGGGTTGAGATAATGAAATACAAATATGATGAAATGGAATTTTACCGGAATGACAAAGGGAAGATTCAATACAATAGCAAGTGCAACAAATGCCAGAATATAACAAAGTGTCCGCAGTCCTTCAGGACTGTGATAGTAAAGTGTAATTATAAAGCAAGGTAAAGAATGTCACGCTTTGTAAAGAATAGAATCCGCTATTTATGCGGGGTTTAAGCGTTAAGGATATGGAGGGTAATATAATTACCTTCTATATCCTTTTAAGTGGATTTTTTGAATATAGACAACCAGTATCAAAATAAACATAAGTATAATAAAGAGATTGTGAGGGGTTATATGGAGAAAGTGGAATATATAGGCAGATATAAAATTGTACATAATATTCCTGATTATTCAAAGGAAGAACAAGAAGCAAAGAAAAAAGAGATACTAAAAAATCTATATAATTATTTTACATACAATAAAAATCACTCGACACAAAAGTAAAAATATGATAATGTATAACTAAAAGTACATTATTGGAGGGAACAAAAGATGATAGCGATATATGCAAGACAATCAGTTGATAAAAAAGATAGTATTTCAATTGAAAGTCAGATTGATTTTTGCAGAAAAGAATTTGACGAAACGCAAGCATATAAAACATACATAGATAAAGGGTTTAGCGGTAAAGACACAAATAGACCTGCTTTTGAAAATTTGATGAATGATATTAGAGCAGGACAAATTAAAAAAGTAGTAGTATATAAACTGGATAGAATAAGCAGAAGTACACTTGATTTTGCTAATATAATAAATGTGTTTAAAAAACATGACGTTGAATTTATATCTTCAACAGAAAAATTTGATACTTCTACACCAATAGGGAAAGCCATGTTGCAAATTATCATGGTTTTTGCTGAATTGGAAAGAGAAACTATACAAAAGAGGATAAGGGATAATTATTATGCAAGAGGTAAAAAAGGATTTTTTACAGGTGGTAGAGTACCTTTTGGTTTTATCAAAGTAGAAACTAAAGTTGATGGTAAAAAAACATCAATGTTTGAACCTAATCCTGAACAAATGCCTTACTTACTAAAAATGTATGAAATGTATGCTAATACCAATGTATCATTAGGGAAAATCAGCGACTATCTAAACGAAAATAATATACCTGCCCCTGATGGTGGAAGGTGGGATTCAAACAAGGTTAGCAGAATTTTAAGAAATCCAGTATATGTAAAAGCAGATGCGGAAGTATATCAATACTACAAAAACAAAGGGTGTATTATTAGTAACAACATATCGGATTTTATCGGTACAAACGGTTGTTATCTTTATGGTAAAAGAGAAGCTAATGAAAGAAAATATACTAAAGTAGAAAATCATGTATTATCATTAGCTTTGCATGAAGGTGTAATTAATTCTTATACATGGTTATTATGCCAATATAAACTAGATAACAACAAGCAAATTAAGAACAGTGGTAAAGGTAAACATACATGGCTTTCAGGTATTGCTAAATGCGGTTATTGTGGCTATGCTGTTAGTGTTATAAAATCAGGTCATGGAGATTATAAATACTTTAATTGCAGGGGAAAAACTAATTTAAAAATTTGCAAAGGACATTCAAAACCAATTAGAGTTGATGAAATTGAAAATATAATTGAAAAAGAGATATTACAAAAAATTGAACAATTAAAAAATGTAACTATAGATACACAAGTAAAAGAAGATACAAATATAAACAAAATAAAAATACAGCTTATGGAAATAGATAAACAAATTGATAATTTTGTAAATAAAATAGCAGAAGCAAATGATATAACTATGAAATATATAAATGAGAAACTAACAGCTTTAGATAAGGAAAAAATTACTTTATTGGAACAAATACAGGAATTGACGCTTGAAAATAGTAAAAGTATATCAATGAATGATATTTTTGAAAAAATTGATAATTGGCAAAATATGACTTTGGAAGAAAAAAAGCAAGTATGTAGCAATTTGATTGATAAAGTATATATTAAAGATGATGAAATAAGTATAGATTGGAAAGTATGAGTGATTTTACTTTTATATCTATACTTGATGCATTCGACTGTACGGCCCGGATGGAAAATCAGGCCTGCCGGCGAGGGGGAG